GAGTAGAATGAAGGCCATCCTTGAACGGCAGGGCTATATGTAAGTGTTTTAAAGCTCATATCTAATTATCACAATAAGTTGCAGGGTCTAAAACCCAAATTCCGGGGGTCACTTCATGCCAATACCTACAAATAATACCATCAGAATAAAATCCCTGAGCGGCAAAATATGACATAAGATCATCGTTATATATTTGCTCTGCTGTTGCAAGGTCTGTAGAATCTAAATAATAAGTTGAAGTAGGCATAATTTTTATTTTTAAAGTGGTGGGCAATCACATTCAGAAAATTCCATTGCTAAGTCTGCAGCGTCACCACTTCCACTATAAGTTAAAGTTGTTCCTTCACCAACACAAATTAATCTTGAAGCACCTGCGGCAATAGTTTCAGGGGAACCAAAACAAGTAGTAGGAATAGCAGTTACTATAATTGTATCAGCAGAATTATTTGTTGCAGTAATAGTATAGCACTCTCTTGCGCAACATAGACACTCATTTAATGGAGTAAAAAGACATGTTCCTGAGTCAACTATCTCTGAAAGACAAATAAATAGTCCTGCATTAGCTTTAACTGTAACGCCTTCTGCTAAAAATCCATCGCAGTCTATATAAGAAATTAGTTGTGTCTCTACTGAATAAAAATAATAAGTAGAACAACAAAGTCCTGTGCATCCACATCCTTGAAATTGAAAGTCTAATAATTCAATGTCTTCAATTCCTTGAAGTATAGTAAAGTACCCTAAACTTAAATAAACGTTTAGACAAAGACTTACCGTACTCCTAGATGAAAATATAGTAGATGAAGGGGTGGTTGCTCCACAACCCACTAGACCATCAAACTCAATATCAACATCAGAATTACTTACAACATCAAAAGTTAAACATTGATGGCTACAACAAAAACATCCTAAATAGATATAAGTAAAAGATGGCTCTCTAAAATCTTCAGGGAAATCTCTAGCACATATAAATAGCGCTCCTTTAGCAGGGAAGTCATATCCATAATCTCCTTCATCTCCAATTATAGCATTGTTTCCATCACAATCAACATAACTAATTGAACTCCATACTCGATTATTATTATTTACAACAAGCCAAGACCCACAATTACAAGGAGGAGGGGTATAACATTCTGTACAAGCAGTTGTACAATCCTCTGCACTAAAACACAAATCTATAGCCGTACTTTGTCTTAAGTCCCAAATTAAATACAAGAAATTATTTAAGGCAGGAGTAGTAAAAGTTCCTTTCCATTGAGCTACACTTGGTTGTGTAAGTGGACTTATATTTGTAGCAACAGATAGAAGTGATGTAATACCTCCCGGGCTATTAGCATAAAGTACATTGCCTGTATGATACAAGAATTTATTAGGAGGAACTGTAACATCAAAGTCATCAGTGCCTATTTTATTTGTATATAGATTCATATCTACTCCGGGGTATGGAAAACTTCCTTGACCTTGAAAACCTGCATCAATGTTATAATATGACACAAGGGGATTAGAGCTCGGTAAAGCAAAAGTAACTTGATTACTTTGCAATGGCGATGAATATGGTATTGTAGTTTCAGTATAATTATATTGATTGTGTATAAACATACCCGCATTTGAACCGTCAGTAATGACTACTTCAACTATAAACAACCTGTCGCACTCTTGACATTGATTATCAACATCAAAAACTACATTTGCTCCTGCTGCAATAGTGACAACAACTTGCAATTCAAGTACAAGAGGATTATTTACACTATAAGGAACACTTATTGTTCCAACTCCATTAATAATATTTACTATTGAAAGTCCATCATAAGTGACATCTAAAGTAATTAAACCTGAAGATGGGTCACCATTAGGTAACAAAAATGTTGTTAATACAATATTTCCATCTGCAATACAGTTAGTTAACTTTACACAATAACTTATTACTCTTACAGGCTTACCTGTATTGTCTATATTAAATGAATTTATTTGACCACACCCAAAACAGTCTACTATACTTGGTATTTGTATGTCATTACTTGTTAGTACATACTCATTCATGTATGGGTCAAAGCCACCAAGTTTCTGTGTAGTTTGAGTGTCAATAAATTCATCTCTAAACCAAGTCCTCATTCCAAATTCAGATATTACTCTGAGTTGGTCGCTTTGCATTGAATCTCCTTGAATATGAATTACAGCGCCTTTCTTTACATCAGTAAAATATCTATCAGCACCCCATTGAACATAACTTTCAGGGTTGTGGCTTATTCCATATTTTTCAGTTCTTGCAATTTGAGTTCCTAATACTTCAGGAACTGCAGTCAGTGCCCTACCTGCACCTGCGTCAGACAACAAGTTCTTTCCTGCCAATACATATGATACCTTATCTTCTTGGAGACATAAAACATCTGTTTCTCTGCCATCTAAAACATATATATATCCAAAGGAAGACTCTAAATACTTATAATTTAAAAGTCCTAAATTAAACTCATTTAATTTGTTTAGGTTAGACTCGGGGTTATATATACCACTATATGTTATATCTGAAAATCTATGTGCTTCTTTATAATCTTGAGCAGAAACAGATGTAACTCTTTCCCCAAGATTAAATTCTCTTCCTACTATTGAATCTCTAACTTTATAACTTTCAACTCCATTGCCAAAAGAAAAACAATTAAAGAATCCTGTGTCTATAACTGCAGCTTGACCTAAAGCAAAGTCTTGGTTAGCTACATTTCCATCGTGTTCTCCTGTAGTAGGATTTATAGCAAATGATAAATTATTTTCTAAAAAGACATCGGGCAAAGCATCTATTGGAAGCGTTTCAAATATAAATGCAGGATCTGTTGTAGTTCTTTGCAATGAAAATTTTAATCTTGCTACTGAATCGCAATCAAAGCAATTACAAGCTTCAGTGCCCGACATCCAAAAAGTTAGTTGATTATTACTAGGGTCGCGATTTATATACAATCTCATATCATCTGAAGAAACAGCATTAGTCACAAAAGTATTCATTGCAGAATAAGATAAACTATAAACACCATACCATGATATAGTCATTTGAACATTTTGTATGCTACTAAAAGTTGCCATAATAGCCGATAGATTTCCTAAAAACCAACTTTCTAAGTTAGCATAAGATTGAGTTGCAGTAAAATAAGAATAAGCGTTACCTCCATTTACTTCTCTTTTTTTACATCCAAAATTTGGGTTTCTATAAGTGTATAGCATAAATCCTATTGTTGAACCAATAGGAACATCAAGGTCCGTATATACTGCTGAAGGAGGAACAGGAAAAGCAGGGTCTGACCAATCAACAATAGCTATTTCTGCTCCTGAACCATTATCATTATAAATTGGTATAGCACTAACCTCTGAGTTAAAGTTACCTGCTTCTAAGCGCATGTACACTCCGGCAATAGGAAAAGGTCCTGTTCCTTTATCTTTTGCTATTTTTTCTAAAACAGTTGTATATATACAACTTTCAGTTGGTCCACTTGAATCTTTTTTTACAATAAGTCTATCTCCAACCTCAACTTTTTGCATATTCTCACCCTCAAGTAAAAACCAAATTAAATCTGCGTCTTGTACTACAAGGGTTGAGTATACCGTTTGGTATCCCTCTTGGTCAGGCTTTATTACAAACTTATATCTTGTCGCCCAATATGGAGCAACTTGTGACACAGGTATAGTGACCTGTATTGAGTTTTTATTTACCGATGATGAGCAAGGGGTGTAGACCACATTTAAAGGGCTTACAAGGGCTGTTGATGAACGTAAAAATTCATCCATATAAACAATTCCTATCTCATATCCCCTATTGCTATGCAAGCTTCTTGCGTTTCCAAGTTTTGAAAATGTAACAATACTACTTGCTATGCTATAGTATTCATACGCATAAGTTAGAAGATTGTTTGTGTCTTCGTATTGCATTGCAACTAATTGCAAGTCAATATAAGTGTTTAAATTAGACGCTATTATTTTTATCGGTTCGTCTATAACAGTAATTCCTGAAGCTCTTTTTTGCCATCCAACAGCTTGATTTAGAGGTATAGCACAATTAAAATAATCTGTAAGTGTACTTCCATCACAAGAAGTTAAAGTTGTAGGAATAGGGTCATATACAGGAAGTATATTTGTAAGTGTTCCTACCCATTCTTGAAATTCAGCACTTTGAGACAAAGCATATGGACTTAAATAATTTTGAGCAAGAGTAAATGTCAATGAAATATTTGTATTACCCGTTGGTTGAGTAGGCGTGCCGCCTGTATAACTGTCGTGTGTAAATTCTAATTGGACTTGTATTGTAGCCCCAACTATTAAGGTTGTATTGTAATTTGGTCCAAAAGAAGCAAAGTCTATTCTTAAAATAGAACTAGGTACACTATGACTTCCATCTATAGTGTAAACAGAAGTTTGAGCACTTGAGTCTAAAGTTTCTGATGCTATGTCTTCTTGTATTAAATTTGCTTCATATGTAAGTTGTAGTGGTTGCCCATTAAGTGATACCAAGTCATATCCCTCAACATAGTTTCCATACATAATTCTATTGCCCATAAGCGTTTGAGCTTGAGCAAATCTTGGAACATTGTCATACAACCTTAATAATTCTGCTTCAGGTAGGACAGTAAAAATCTTACTGTTGTCAAATGTTAAAGTTTTATATGTATTGTTTGGAATACCTAAATCTGCTTTATTTTGTTTGTCAATTATTTTTATTATATTGCTTTCCGACTGCTTAAATAATAAGTCTATACCTAAAACAAGAGAGTTTCCTGTATAATAAGTTACCTTACAAGCATTGAATGCATTTATCATTCCCTCATTCAAATACGCCTCAATAGTTAATTCAAACCCATTTGGCGAGAAAGCAATGTCAGACCATTGTGATGTAGCTGAGTATTGACCATCGGCATATAAATATCTATAAGCAAACGATATAAACCTCTCCTCCATAAAATTCTGTTCTCCTTGAGTATTTACTAACTGTACAGTTGGAGACTCTAAAGGTGGTCTTTTAATTACAAGCAATGACTCTTCAAGTAATAACTGTCCTGTAAGACCTCCCGCATCATAAAGCGGAGCACCCGAAGGTATAGCATAGTTTCTATTTATATTTATTGACCTTGGAGCATTATAGTTGTCTGTAAAAAATAATAACTCTTCTATTTTATTTACTCCTGTAATTAAATACTGAGGATTAAAGTTTAATGTTGTATCTACACCACCCCCATTGTCTATGGTGATAACGTGATACGTCAAAGAAAGTGTGTTTGTATTATATGAAACAATTAAGTCAAGTTTATTTGTGTTGCCTAGTGGAAAACTAGGGTCATGTACAAACCAATAAATAGTTTCTATTGAACCATCCTCATATGCACCAATGCACCTAGCATCTACACTTAATAGTGTATTTTGAAACTTTAAAGTTGTAAGTGAAATGTTTCCTTTTGTATTTTCAATAACTCCAAATTCAGAATTTTCCGTCGAACCCATTCTGATATTCATTGCATCAATATACTCGCCATTAGGAACAACTCTCTCATCGAAAGTTTTGTTCATCTTACCTGCAGTAAAATTTCTAGTAAACTTTGGCATATTATTTTAACATTTTATCTAATCCCCTTAAGTTCATTAAAAGTCTACCGGGATGAATATTGCTTATTCTTATCTTTGCATTTCTTAATAACGCCTGCTTATCTTTTTTAGCTCTTTGAATAACATACTCTTGGACACCAAACTTTGCGTTTAAAATTTCATATTTCACAGAAGCATAAACATATGCCTCAAATAGTTTATTTATAGTAATCAAAGAATTGTCTCCGTTTTCCATTCCATCAGAAACATATTCAAGAATACATAACCTCTCAGACATTCCTGAGTCAAAGTTTATAACCCCTGATTTTTTATCTATTGTAAATGTAGGATTGGCATTTGCAGTTTCTGTATTTAACCCAAACCTTGCACCTATAGCATAATCAAAATACCAATACCCATCTACATTATATCCCATTTGTCCATTAAATTGGCTTGCTTGGTTTAAGTATATTGACTTCTTTGTCCCTGTAATTCTATCAAAATCTATACTAGAATATTGAGGAGAAAGAGCATTGCCATCTTGGTCAAACAATATATTTGAAAGGTTGTCTTGAAGGTATGCTTTTGATGAAAGTGTTTGAATGTTCTCACTTAATGGTCTTAATAAACCATTTTCATATACAGATATTCTCACCCAATTAACATAGTCAGAAGGTAAGATATATCTTAATGTATTTGGAACATTTAATTCCAATATTTTTATTTCTTTAAATGCGTCATAGTTTAGTTCTTGAACTGCACGTTTTGCGTGAAACAATATCTTATATCTTTCTTCGTTGTTTACTAAAGAATGATTACCTGAGTACATTAAAAGAAAGTTAGTTACTATATCAGCTAAACTAACATATTGGTACGAACCCCAATTTAAGTCCTCGGGATTGTTTCCATTATTCTCATAATATTCATACTGTGATATATACGCCATGTTTTATATATTATGGTATTTGTGCATTGTTCTCCATCTCTTCTTGCTTTCCAAATTGAGCAACTAATGTTTCTCTAATTGATATACCACAATACTGAAGTATTTTGACAACTAATGAAGTTTCATTTTGCATTCCTATTTCAAAGTCTTGGTAATCAAGTTGTGATTGGTCGAACACAGGCTCACCATTTGCTAAAGAAATATAAGTCCATTTAGGTGGTTTAGGATACCTAAAGTAAGTTGCTTCAACTTGCAATGGTAAGTTTATAATACTTGATGGATAAAAAGTTATTGAGTCACCTGTTTGAGTATATGCGGGATAGTTAACAGATGGCGATGTGATAGGTGACATATTTAATAATGTTATCTTTCCTGCTGTAACTTTTTCTGCTTCATTTTGAACTGAAGTATCAACGATTCTATAAGACTCAGGCACTAATGTAAATATATTTGCAGAAAGACCTAATACTGTAGCACTTACAGATGTTACTGTAGCTGTTAACATTGGGGCGGCAACTGAAGTATTAGTTACAATATCTCCAACTGAAACTCCTGCTAAAGAAAAATTAGCTGATGAATCTATTAATTGTGATAGTACAACAGATGTGTTTACACCACTTGCAAGTATCTTAGAGTAGCACAATACTTTATTTATTAAATACTCTTCATCTCCTGTGGTTCCTAAAGATGGGAGGTAATATGTATTTGATAAAGTAGTAGTTACCGATGTGTTTGTTAATGAATTTGTTACTATAAACTCCTCCATTTGTTCAGCAAAAGATTTTCCAAAATCGGCATAATCTGTTCCTGACCCCCTAGCATTTTCCTTGTTTATAATTGTATTGTAATCAGAAAAATATTTCATAAATAATTCTAATTGTGCTTGTTGGGCATACAAATTAAAATCAGATGGAGAAATATATCCGTAGTTATTTTTATTTAAAATAGCAATTACAGTATTCCTTACAGAGTTTATCATACTACAAAGATAATAAAAAAAAAGGCACTCTATTAAAGTGCCTCTTTGTTTTAAAATTAATTGCTATTAAGCACCTTTAATAGAGTCGATAGCAATAGGCAATGTCGGAACTACATAAACAACATTAGTCCAAGACGTTTGTAACGCAAGGGTTATTGCATCTTGAATAGCGTTACGCATATTAGATGCTACCTGACCTGTAAGTGTTGTTAATGTAACTGTCTTACCGCCTTGATACATAATTGTAGTTGCTGTTGATGTAGCACTTGGGGTCGCTGCTGTTCCCGCAAAAACTGATACTATATTTGTAGCAGATACTAATTGATTTCCCGATGTTGCAGGGATACTTAAAAATTTTTCCATTGTTTAAAAAGTTTAAATGGTTAATAAAGTACAAATATACTGATTATTTTAGACTTATTTCTAAGAACTTTAAAACCTCAATACCTTCATCTGACTTCAAAAATAAAGCAACTGTTTCATATGGGTCTTCACCAAATGGTATTCCCATCATTTTCTTCTTATTGCTCTTTGTATTGTACCATACCTCTCTTTCTCCATTTCTAAACTGTAATAAATTATGAGAGAAAAATAATTGTACGTTTGATTGTAATTTAAGCAAAGGGTCATTAAGTATTTCTAAAAATGACCTAGGTTCTTTTTTAGCATATATTAATACATCTCTACGCAACTCTGCAGTTGATACGGTTGTAACATCTTTTTGAAACATTACTCTACTTACTACTTCAAGTTGCTCAATGCTTAATTGTCTTGCTTCAATTAATGCGTCTACTTCAAAGTTTAAATCTTCAACTTCTTTTGCAGCATCAATTGTTTTGTCTACTTCTACAAAAACAGTTCCATTCATAGGATGATAATGTAAGAATTGTTGTAGAACAGGATTTGTTCTTGGAACATTTAAAAATCCATTATCAAAAATAACAGGCTCAAGAATAAAATTTCCGTCTTGTTCATCTTCAAATGGTGACTTTTGATTCCTTGCATAACGAAGCGCTCTGTTTGTGTTATTTTCTTCATCAAAGTAAAGAAGTTGAAATCTAGATGTGTTTCTAGATGGCAATGTAAAAGATATTGGCGTTCCATTGCTTTTTAATTTGTAGATCTTATCTACTGATGTTGTGTTTTTTTTCATTTTATTTAATTTAAGTTGTTACTAAAAAATAGAGAGGGACACTGATGTCCCTCTCTTGATTTAATCATTTGTTATTATGCTCCGTAACGGAATAATACAAAGTTATTCGCACCTAAAGTACAAACAGCACGCTCAGATAAGAAGTTAACTTCCATTTTATCTATGTCACTATTTTGAGCACCTCCGGCTGAACCTGTAATCCAAGTCTTATACTTTCTATCTTCTGCTTCAGAAGCACGATATCTAACGTGTAAGAAAGGTCGCTTTGCATTTTTACCCATTATTTGGTCATATACATTTGTAGACCCTGCAGGAACTAAAAGTCCTGTAATAGCTTTAGAAGCTGCAGAAGTAGACATTCCTCCACGCATTGTTGGGTCATTTAAGTATTTCCAATCAGTCTTGTAGAAATCATAACCTCTTCGGAATCCTGTAAAGCCTAAATTTAAAGCCATGTCTTTGTCATTGTCAAATAGACCATAAGAAGTACCACCTGCTCCATAAGAGTTTTGTGCTGCTAACATATCGTCAATGTCAAATCCAAAGTCACGATTAACAAATAGTACATTTTCTTCAATAGCACCTTGCTTATCTAAACGAGAGATAACAGTGTCCCAATCAGAAAGGGTTGTTGGATTACCACCGCCCCATACATTTCCACGGCTATTTACTACATAGAAAACACCATCTGAACCTGCTCCTGTAGGAGTACCTGTGCTAAGGTGTGTTAATGCACCTGAACCTGCTGCTGCAGGAACTGCTTCAATCATTGCTGTTTCAAGATAGTCTTCAAAACGTAAACGAGTTTCATGCTCTGACTTCAAGTACCAAAGGTATCCTGTAGCACCATTCTCAGTAGTTACTTCTA